CTACATTTAAATGATTAAACGATGTTTTAGCACCATCTGTAAATCTTACTTGAGGTGTATTAATTCTTGTTACAAATGTTGGGTCACTTAAATTTGCTTTGCTACTTATATCTTGATGACTAGTTAAATACCCAGCATCAGCGTGATTGCCATAATCTGTTGGTATAGTTGGCTTATTACTTAAATCACTATAACTTATACCACTTGTACTAGCACTAAATGTGGTAATGCCTCGCATAGTAATATTTCTACCAGTATTACCAATGTAAATATGGTCTGTAGAATCACTACCTAACATCAAGTTAGCGTGAGGATTTATAGATAAACTATGACTACCACTTTGTGTACCAATAGTTCTATTGCCACTAAGAATTAATGAACCATATAAATAAGTAGTACCACTACCATTAATATTTAATCGTAGCTGATTATTTGTCCATAATTGTGCATCATTTGCAGAGCTAGTACCTTGTTTGTAAGTAGCTCCACTAACCAATGTTGCATTGGATAACCCACTAGTAATGTAACCTGCATCATTAGTTAGATCTGAAACATTATGTCCTGATAAAATTATTTTTTTATAATTAGCCATTTTGTTTAGCTACTTCCTTCTCAAAATTTTTTGTGAGTCTTTCTAACAATTTTCCAAACTCAATAGCATTACTACCTTTTATAGTAGCGTTGGTTAAAGATTGTACTATAATGTTTAGATCCTGTGCACTTAATTCAACTTTCAAGGTTTCTCCTGTGTAATGCTCCAAGCTTGGTTATCACATTGTAAGCCTGTTCAATTTCGTGCCCCTCGAATGTTGACTTGCTTAATACTTTTAATAAAAAGTCTGTGTCCCTAACCCCCAGAGATAGAGGGGGTTTAGGGACTTTAACGACTTCTTTTCTTTTTGTGTACTTAGACAATTAAGCTGTCCTTAGATACATGTCTCCATTAGAAGAATCATATATCATTCCACCTACAACACCTCCACTAGAAGGTACACCAGCATTTTGAAAATTGATCATCAATGCATCAGAACTAGATGGAAAAGCAGAGCTAGAATCATCAGATCCAGTTGCCCATGCTCCTTTAGATTCATCCCAGAAAAGAGATTTATATTTATCACCAGTAGCATCAGCTCTGTTAGCTACAATACCAGTATCAACTGCTGTACTTCCTGAAAGATCAGAGTTTAATAACATTGTGTTATCAGCAATCTCTAATGTTTCAGTAGCAGTAGTAATTGTCTTACCTGTTACAGTTAAGTCTCCAGCAACTTCAAAGTTACCTGTTACGCTTGTAATTGCTTGTGAAGCGTCTACGTTTAACACTCCATCCCTGTATGTTAAACCTGTTCCACCAATAGCAGTATCTAAAGATAAAACTCCTCTATCGTGAGAAATACCTGTTCCAGCTACACTTGCATCTAAAGACAATACGCCTGAACTGTGTGCAAGTCCAGAACCTGCAACACTAGCATCCAAAGCAAATGTAAGTTCTTCATCTGAAGATTGGTCTACTGTAAAATCTCCACCACCTGTTAAACCTGCTCCTGCAGTTAATGTAATTGTATTGTCATTTGGAGAAGGCATTGTTGCCCAAGACATTCCACCAGTACCATCAGAACTTAAAAATTGTCCATCAGAACCATTACCTGTATTTCCACCTCTTCCATCACTAAGTTGCTTTGGAACAACAGCACCATCTGCTATATGATCGCTAACAACTGCGTCAGTTCCAATACTTAAGGCTAATGCAACTGCTCCACTACCATCAAAGCTTATAGCTCTATCTGAAGTTACATCTCCAGTTGCAGAGAAATCCCTTGCTGTGTTTAATATTGTAGCCTTGTCAGATAAGGCTGAAGTTTGTGCGATGTGGCCAGACGAATCCTCGACCACAATCTTTTTATATGTTGCCATATGTTACTCTCCTGTTTGTGTTAATATGTTGTACATGCTATCCTCTGCCATCATCTCCACCAGAGTCTCCACGACCATCACCAGTTTCATCACCTCTATCGTCACCAGAGTCATCTCTTCCTCCAGAATCATCTCTACCATCATCTCCAGAGTCATCTCTATCACCACCAGAGCTTTCTGCAATAGCCATATACAAATGTCCATTTAAATTCACCAAATCTCCAGCCGAAGGGTTGGTTGGTGCGTTACTTACGTTTATTGTTCTTACTGTACCATCAGTCTTTACTTTGAACAATTCTGTTGAGCCTGATTTAAAACTCAATTCTGTTTGATTACTTGATATATTACCATCTGTACTAAATAATGTATTTCCTGTTATTGTTCCTGTGCTCGTTAAGTTTCCTGCTATATCAACTGCAGTTGTACTTAAAAACAATGGACTTTGCACTCCATCTCCATCAAACACACGTTTAGATGTAGACTCTAATCCTTGATTAGGATTTGTAGAATCAAGTATCGTTAATAAATCTTTATAACTATTTGCTATTTGTAAATTTCTTAAACCTGCCATTATATGCTCCTCATTACAATTGGTGCTGGTTTAACTACCTCTCTAACATTTTGTACTGTTCTACGGACTACAATAGGGACTCTTGGTTGCCATAAACCATTATTGTCTTGTCCAAAAGTTGTATCAGAACCACCCCATATAGTAGGCCCATACGTAGACTTAACTCTTCTAAGGTTATTAATTTCTCTTTTAACCATTAATACTCTGCTCCAATAATTACGATGCTACTGCCATCAAAATGTTTGTTGGCTGATTTTTTTGCTTCTCTAACTACTTCTTCAAACTGACCTTTGAAATATTGAGCTAATGCTAATTGTTCTGGCTTTCTGTCGTATCCCATTTGGATAACTTTAAATGCTAATGCTTCATGGAATTCATCAGGAAATACTGGTTCTTCTAACATACCAATGCCATTATCTGTAGAATCTTCTGCTACAAAAGGTTCATCTTCTTTTGTGCAAAATATGGTAACTACATCAGCATCTACTGTAGGACTTGTATATGTTTTATTGTCTGAAGTCTCTGCAATAGCAATAGACTCTCTATCCAGCCAGTATACTTTCATGTTAAGTCTCTCTCTTCTGGAATACCTATTAATCGTTTTATAGATTTACCATTGTAATCCACAGAAGTGATTTCAATAACTTTTGAATCTAATGGGTAATATCTTCTAGTTGCTTCTGTATCAAACTGAAAAGCTCCTTTAAGAATACCAGTTCTTCTGCAAAATTCTTTCATTGCATTGTTTAGGCGTAAGCGTATCTCACCCTCTTTCATTTCAGGATGATGTAGCTGTACCAATTCATGTAATTGCTGTTGTGTCATTGTATACCACCTAATCTTTGTAATTCTGCTTGGTATAACCCTTGCAACGTGTCTAACTGCAATTTTAAACCTTGTGCTATTTCAACATCTTCTTCGCCCATTGCATTGTCTATTTCTTTTGTTAATTGCTTAACACAAGCTCCTAAAACAACTGCGTACTCTGCAGTATCAGGAAATCCAGTAATAGAGCTATCTGTACCTTGAACTGTAGGTTCAGATATAAACTTAACTATCATCTTTTCCTCTGTTGTTGGATCTGGCTTTGCAAAGATATTTCCACTATCGTAGTAGTATACAGGAGATCGTGTAGCAGAAAAATGTATTGATCCTGAATCTACTACTTGATTTTGCAAACCTAATTCTACTTCTTGAGCTGTGTATCCATGTCTTAGTACACCTAATACTCTTTTGTTTTGTGAATTAAATCCACTATCATCAGTTACTTCAGTAGTATCAGCATATCTAATTAAATCCGTAATAGGCATTGCTTGTAATACTTCACTAGCAGTAGCTGTTAAGAATTCATCTGTAACATTAGTATTTATTAGTTCGTTTGCTTTTGCGTTAAATGTTGCCATGTTTTATTCTTTTATCAACAGGGGAGCATAACACTCCCCCATTGACTTCTATCTACGTTACGCTGTTATTGTAAACAACTTGTGAGATTCAATTAACTGAATACCTACACCTTCGTCAGACATATACTGATCTTTCACGCCATCAAAAGCATTATCTTGCTTAATGTTAGCTTGATAAACCATAGGTCTATACTGAGCATGGAATAAGTTTTCGTCACTTACGACAAGCATATGCTTATTGTAAGGCCCACGTAAAGCAGGAGTTGGTATCAACTGTAACATTCCATGAGGTGTTTCAAGAACTCTGTAGTTAAAACCAAGAGCGTCTCTCTTCATATCACCAATGTTAACTGTCCATCCAGAATTGGAAGACATAACGTTGCTACCACTAGCACTAGCCATTTTTGACCAGTACCCTAGAGCTCCAGCACCACAGAATGCACGTTTCACACCTGATTCTGGTACATACTGGAATACTTTTTCCATGTCATCTACAAAGTTTGCATAGGAATAAG